AATCGAACGACTTATTCCAACCAATCAATCGCACAACATCCCCCGGTTATCCATATACCTTTGAGAAGAAAGGTAAACCCGGGAAGTCGCGCTGGATGGGACAATTTGAGTACGACTTTACGTCGGAAGATGCCCAGCGCTTGAGAAAAGACGTGTTTGACTTAATTGACAAATGCGCTAACAACCAACCAGCAGATATCTTATGGATAGATACGCTGAAAGACGAACGAAGACCAATCGAAAAGGTGATGTCAGGAAAGACAAGAGTGTTTTCCAATGGTCCAATGCATTACAATGTTGCGTTTAGGATGTACTTTATGGGAGCTTTAGCTTACATAAGACACAACCGAATTCGCAATGGAGTGGCAGTCGGGATCAATGTATGGAGCACTGAATGGGACTTCCTTGCCAAATTTCTTGAAGCTAACAGTGAAAGTCTTATAGATGGCGATTTCGCTAACTATGATGGCACACTGTCGGATCAATTGATGTGGCAAGTTTTTGAAGTACTCAATGCTTTGTACGACGATGAACATTACCAAATTCGTTACAACCTGTGGTATTATGCGTGTTTCGCAACACGTGTAATGAGAGACAAAGTGTACTTATGTACACATTCCCTACCTTCTGGATTCCCCGCTACAGCTGAGGTCAACTCAATTTACCAGTTGATTGCCTTCAGATGTATTTACAAAAAACTCGCAGAGAAGAATGATGTTTCAGTCGCGAATATGGCTGCTTTTAACTCGTACGTTCGCTTGATTATTTATGGAGATGACAATATTGTATCGATTTCACCGAAAATATTGTCTTGGTTTAATATGGAAACTATTAAGGATGCTTTCAAGCAATACCTGAACATGACCTATACGAACCCCCAGAAAACTCAAGAGATCGTCTTGCACAAGAGGCTTGCCGATATTTCGTTTCTGAAGAGAAGTTTTAGACGACCCACCGTAGAAGGATACACCTATCCCTTCTACGTCGCACCAGCAGACGTCGAGTCTAGACTCGAGATGCTGAATTGGACACGGAGCGGAAGTGAGATTAACCCCCAAACTATTGAAGCTGATTTAGTTTCGGAAGTGTTTAAGGAGCTTGCTATGCATGGAGATCAAGTATATGATGCTTGGGTACCCAAAATTAGTAAAGCTGCTTTAGCTGCCGGACTGAAAGGCTTCCATGATCTGGGATGTGAAACTTACATTCGATCTGTGGTGACCAATACCCCCCTGAAGACCCTTGCGTGTGATCTTGCTTAACCAATAAAAATATGTCGTATCAAAATAGGTTTAGTAGTGCTACGGAAGGAAGGAGAGGATGTTTTTACATTTACCACCCAGGATCTCTCGGTGCAGCCCACCATTATCCAGGGTAATACGACTCGACTAAAATGTTTAATTCGACACTTAGTTTAGAAAATGAATTGCGCAACAAACACAAAATTTCAATAATAATTCAGATTTAATTACAGACACAGTACCCACAGTTTCGAACACGATTACGATGAGAGAGGACGGAGAAGTGGTGACGGACGTTTACGCAACCAACATGAGGGATTTACCACGTCAGCTATATAACGATGCAATTGATACAAGAAAGTTTACACTTGATGACTATCTGACGCGCTATGCTATCATTAAGCAGGGTGCAT